AGTTTCTTGGCATAAGCGGTAAATCGGCGGCTAACTTTCAAAAGAAAGCCGAACGAAGTTGGAAAAGATGGCTCCCTTATTCCGACGCTGGCGAGCGTATGGACTTCTACGAGATTCAGCAGTTGGTCGACCGCCAGATTTTAGAAAACGGAGAGGCAATTGTTATCCCGCTTATGCTTAAAGACGACAACAGGCCGTACTCTTTGGCCCTTCAGGTCATTGAGTCGGACAGGCTTGATACTCCGCCCGATAGGAGAAGCGATAAATCTATAAGAAGCGGAATCAAGATCGGCGAGAATGGCGAACCAGTCTCTTATTTCATTCAAAAGACCCACCCGGGAGATTTTAGGCATGGAAGCAGAGATAAAAAATTTATCGAGATACCGGCAAAAAACGAATACGGCCGAAGGAACGTCTTTCATCTTTATCCTGTGGTAAGAAGCGGTCAGACGCGAGGCGTGCCTTTCTTTTCTCCTGTTTTAACCTACTTTAAAGACTTAGCCGAATATTCCGAAGCCGAACTCGTGGCCGCCCGCATTTCCGCCTGCTTTTCTCTTTTCATCACTTCCGAGGCTTCGATGGATGTTGCGGTTAATTCGGCTTACGAAAGAAACTCATCCAGTCAACTGCTTGAATCTATGGAACCCGGCATGATCAAGCACTTAATGCCGGGCGAATCGATCACCTCGTTTAATCCGCAACGTCCGAGCGCGACATTCGAGCCTTTTGTGGAGAGAATTTTAAGAGCTATTTCAGCCGCGCTGGGCCTGCCGTACGAGTTGGTTGCCAAAGATTTCTCAAAGACCAATTATTCAAGCGCGCGAGCGGCTCTCTTGGAAGCCCGCAGATATTTTAAAGTCAAACAGGAGTGGTTGTCGCGCAAACTCTGTCAGCCGGTGTGGGATATGGTTTTGGAAGAAGCGTATTTAAAGGGCGAGCTGGGGTCTATTTCTTTTTACGAAAAAAGACGCTGGTGGACCGGAGCGTCGTGGATAGCTCCGGGCTGGGAATGGGTTGATCCGCTTAAGGAAGCCAAAGCCGCGGAAGTTGGACTTAAAAACGGCATAGTCACTCACTCAGATTTGTATTCATCGCGAGGCAAAGACTGGGAGGAAAGTTTTGAGCAGAGAAAACGCGAGCTTGACAAGATGACTGAGCTGGGTCTGCCCCAGAATAACGGAAGCGCAAAAGATGAAGAAGAAATCAAAGAAGATGAAGACGAAAAAGACGAAAAAGAAAACAAAGAAGATTAAAGTTATGAACAAGCAGAATATGGCTATGCCCCATAGTCTTACTGTCTGCGTGGAAGAAAAAACAGGAGAAAAACATGGCAGATAAAAATACCTTTTTCAGAACGGACATAGCGCGAAACAAAGACATTCGCGTTGACAAAAACACCGACGTTATAAGCGGCTTTGCCGTGGTTACCAAAGGAATAACGCATGATGAAAGGGGGGAATTTGACGATGCCGCATTAGATAGAATTGTGGAGCTTGGCAATAAGTCCAAGGTTGGGATTAAATCTCGTTTTGGCCATCCCAACATGAGTTCAACCGCTCTCGGGACGTTTCTCGGCCGGGTTAAGAACTTCAGACGCGACGGCGATATTGTGCGCGCGGATCTGCGCGTTGACAAGACGGCGCACTCGACGCCTGACGGAGATTTAGCGAGTTATGTTGTGAACCTTGCCGAAAGCGACCCCAACGCGTTTGGGTCTTCTATGGTTATTTATTGGGATGAGGAAAGCCGCGAGGAAAAAGACGAGAACGGAAATCAACTGCCGCCGTTTATTCGAGTAAAGGACTTATTCTCGGTGGATGTCGTTGATGATCCAGCGGCTAACAACGGACTTTTTGGGATGCCGTTCTTCTCAGAAAGCGTAAGGCTGTCAGCCGAGATGACGGCTTTTTTAGATAGATTCTTGCAGGAACCAGACGCGGTTGGAAGCGTGATTGCGTTCTTGGAGAGGTACAGAGTGAATGAGAAAGCAGTAAAAACCGTATTAAAGAAAAAGGAGGTGGACAAAATGTTTGAAGAATTGACAGTGGAAAAACTAAAGGAACAGCGCACGGATATCTTTGACGCTGTTCGCAAACAGGGTGTCGAGGAAGGTGTAAAGCAAGGTGCCAGCGAAGGACAAAAACTCGAAAGAGAAAGAACTGTTGAGATACTCAAGAAGGCAAAGACGTTTCAGGACATGGGCAATGCCGCTCTTGAAGCTGTTGAACAGGGAATATCTTTAGAGCAGGCGACCATTAAGTTTCAGGATAAACAGCTTGAAGGTCTCAAGAAGTCTTCGACTAAAGGCGTTGGCCCGGACAACCCCGAGGATGATCCAAAGAAAAAGAGTCATCTTGAAAGGGCTAAGGAATATCAGGAAAAACACAACTGCAGTATGACTGTAGCGTTGCAGAAGACTGCAGAAAAAAGACAGCAATAATGTAGTGTCAAAAACCGAATGATAAAAAAAGGAGGACAAAAATGTCACAGTATAACATAGGTTCAAAAGCGTTTGTCGCGGGAGAAGCTTTAGAGGCTAACCGCAGAGTAAAACTTTCCGCTGGAAGCGGTTCGCAGGTTGAGTACGCGGACGCCGGTGAGGAGTTTATCGGTTTTACAGCCGCCAAGGTCGCTCTAAATGAGCATGTAACCGTTGATTTCAAGACTCGGGGCCGCACGTTCAAGGTAGTTGCTCTGGACGCTATCGCTGTTGGCGGTGATTTCTACGGCGCGGACGACGGAAAGATTTCAGCGGTTGTAAGCGGATCTATTCAGGGCAAGGTTTTGGAAGCTTCTGCTGATGATCTTGAAGTGGTTGAAGGTTTGTTGGTTTAACAGAAATTGAAATTTAAAGGAGGGTTTTAAAATGCCGGATTATCAAGGAACAAGAGCAATACCGAGACTCGAGTTGGGAGAAGCGGCCTTGGAATTTATACAGGCGCAGGATGAGTTTATCGGTGCAAAGGTTCTGCCTATCTTCCCTACTAAAAAGAAGGCTAGCATCTTCCCTGCTATCACAAGGGAAAGCATCACCCGGGACGCTGACACAAAGCGGGCGCCGAGAGGAAACTACAACCGCGATTCTTTTCAAGCCAAAGACAGACAGTATTCTTGCGAAGAGCATGGTCTTGAAGGGCCTTTGGATGATTCAGAACGCGAGATGTACGCAAGCGACTTTGACTCGGAGCTTACCACGGTGCAGATCGTAACGCGCAGGGTTCTTCAGTCTCAGGAGAAGCGTATCGCAGGGGCTGTTTTTGACACCGCAACCTTCTCGGGGGTCGATCTTTTCACCGACTATTCCGCCGAGCCTTGGGACAACGCGTCAAGCGACGTTATCGCCCAAGTGCGCGAGGTGCGGGAAAAGGTGAGAAAAAACTGCGGTATGGATCCGGGAACGCTCATCATGGGCAAGGCGAACATCGACAGACTGCTTGCCAACTCTGGGATTAAAGGCGCGATTCAGTATGTCGCAAGGCTTACTGAGGCGGAAATCCTTAACGCTTTGGCGGATATCTTAGGCGTTAAAAAGATTGTTGTTGGAAAAGGTATCTACAACAGCGCTAAAGAAGGCAAGGCTTTCAAAGGGTCCGACATCTGGAGCGACGACTACGCCATGGTGGCTGTGATCGGCGAAGGCCAGAGGCTTTCGGATCCTTCCATGGGAAGGACGTTCCTTTGGACTGGCGACAGCCCGGAGAATGCGACGGTTGAGCAGTATAGAGACGACGCCGCAAGAAGCGACATCTTTAGAGTAAGACAGCATGTTGACGAAATCATCATCGATCCTTACTTTGCTCATCTTCTGAAGGTTGACGCTTAAACTTTAGAAATAACGTATCCGGGGGCGTTTAAGCCCCCGGGTGTTAACTAAAGGAGTTGTCGGATGAGTTTTAAGGATCAATTGCCGCAGGATTCTATCAGCACGTTTCTTAACAGCGACGAGTTTGCTGAGGAGATTACCTACACTCCTTTGGGCGGGGTTCCTAAAATCATCAAAGCTGTAATAGTGCGCGAGGGTCTTGAGCCTTCTTCCGAGAACGCCAGCCGTTCTTTAAGAAAGCAGGCGGAAATCTACTTTGCGAATGACGACGTTAACGGAGTCACCGCGATAGACAAAAAAGACGACCGCATTACGCTTAATGATGTTGAGGGTACGGCCAGAGAAGCCCGAATTAACGAAGTGCTGGCCAGCGACGAGGGTATGTGGCATTTAATTGTGGGATGGTGACGCAATGGCAAAGGTTTGGACAGAGATAGATAAATATGCGCTTGAGAGGGCTATAAAGATTGCTCCAAGGGTACTAAAGTTTGAGCTTGGAGATGGTTTTGACAGGATCAGCAAGGGCTTTCTAAAAAGATTTAGAAAGCAACAACTGCAGGGTCCCCCGGGAGTGCGCGGCGCCTCGGGCTACGGTCTTTTCGGCACCTTTAAGCGGACGTTTTTGGTTTCATCCTCTATTGAAGGGATGGGGATTCATATTTTCTCGGATTCAAAGATCGCCAAACTTCATGAAACCGGCGGCATTGTAAAGGATCCCAGCGGCGGCAGGCTTGCCGTTCCCCTGTCGGCAAGGACGCAGATGTTTACCTCGCGCGGGAAGCTTAAAACCAGATTCAGACGGCCAAAGAGTTTAAAAAACGTACAGCCAATGAGGTTTAGAGGAAAAACCTTTCTTGCGAAGGTTACTAAAAGAGCAAAGAAGATTCTGCCGTTGTTTGTGTTGAAAAGACAAGTTCGGATTAAGCCCAGACTTGGTTTTTACAGGACTTGGGACGGACTTGTTAGTTACAGGATCGATATTCTTAATAAGAAAATAGATAACGCCTTAAGGAAGATTTAATTATGCCGGAAACAGTAAGAGAAAAAATACTTGAAAATATAAAAAACACTCTTGAAGGGATAACGATTGCCAACGGCTTCAACTTTGACTTTACCCCAGAGACTATCCAGCGGTGGTCAATGCACGGCAACAGTCTCGTTAATCTTCCCGCTGTTATTGTAAGCTGTGGAGACGAAGCTGAACAATCCGCGCCGTATCCTCTTGAGGAATGTACCTTAAGTGTCTATCTCGATTGTTTCTATGTAAGCGACGAGGACGAACCTACTTCTACAGACACTTATTTAAATAGATTGCAGGGCGATATAAAAAAGGCGGTTTTGACTGATCATACGCGCGGAGGATACGCGGTTGACACAAACGTGCTGGGAACTACGCCGTTTGAGACAACCGAAGG